AGGTTGGCGCAGGTCGGCCCGCCGGCCGCGATGATCTTCGCGCACGGGTTCGGATAGGGGTCGCAAGGATCGGGCAGGCCGTATTCTTCGAGCCAATAGGCCGCGGTGACGCTGGCCGAGAAGCACCAGAACTCCGGCAGCAGCGCGCAAATCGCGGCGTGATAGGCCGCCATGACGATCGCGCAGAAATACAGGAAACCGTAGATGATCCCGCCCGGCAGCCGGTCCGCGCCGCCCTCCGCCCAGGCGCGCCCGCGCGGCAGCAGCATCTGATATTGCCGCACGAGCTGATCCGCCGTCGGGCAGATGTCGGGGGCGAGAGAGGGCGCGCAGGACATCAGCTAAACGTCACGCTGCCGACGACGGGGATGCAGCCTTCCGCGATCGCCGTATCGACGGCCGCGACGTCGGCCGAGATCACGCCGGCCGCGTTGGCGACCGCCTGCTCGATGTAGAGCGCCGGGAAGGTCTGCGGCGTGGCGAGAAAGTCCATGCCGGGGACCGCGAAATCCGAACCGGCGACCTTGCCGAGCCGGCGGAACGCGTCGGCCAGCTCCGCGAGCACGGCCGCCTGCGCGGCGGCGGTGTTGGGCTGCAAATTGCTGATCGGGATCGCGATGGCTTGCGGCGTCGGCGCGGCGACGGTCAGCGCGCAGCCGGCCGGCGTCAGCGGCTGCAGCGCCGCGTTGACCAGCGCGACATGCGCGGAATCGGGCACGCCGCCGGCGGAGGCGAACAGGTCGTCGAACAGCGGCAGCACGCGCACCGTCCCCGCGCCGGCCCAGCGCCGCTCGACGAACACGCGGGTCACGCCGGCGACCGCGAGCGCCCAGGTCACATAGTCGGACGGCGAGCCGCCCTGCGCCGGGTTGGCTTTGCGGAACAGGATGCGCCCGCGATAGGTCGAGAGATCGCGCGTGCGCGGCGGGCCGTCCGCCTCGATGTCCGCGCCGCCGACGAGGCCGCTGGAGCCGACCACGGCCGTCGCCCCCGCCGCGCCCGCGCCGCTGACGCCGGACGCGATGGTCATGGGCGTCCCGCCTTCCGTGTTCGAGCCCGCGCCGGACGGCCCGACGACCGCGACGGAGACATTGCCCGGCCCGGCGAGCGTCGCCCCGGCGGTGGCGTAGAAGCCCGCGCCGTCGCCGCGCACGAAGGTCGAGCCGATCGAGAGGACGAGCGCGTCGGGCGCGCTGACGACGATCTGGCCCTGCGCGGCGGTCGATAGCTTGCGCGGCAGGCCGAGTTCGGCGCCGTGGTTGTCGAGATACTTGCCTTCGGCGAACAGCGCGAAAGTCTGCCGCCCGACGTAATCGAGCCGCTGATACGCGGACCAAACCATGCCGCCGAACGCCTTGGCGGTCGGATAGGCATTATTCGGCCAGACATAGGAGTTCGTGCCCGGCAGCGCCGCCGACATGGCCGCGCGCGCGGCGGCGACGACGGCGTCGAGGCCGGGCAGATTGAAGATATCGAGGCCCATTAACGGCCGCCGTTTCGGCTGGAGGTCACGACGTCAGCGGAAATCGGTGCCTTCGACCCGCGCGTAGTTGCCATCGACATGGAACGGCAACCCGTCGTAGGGCGCGAAACTCGCATTCTTCAACACCCCGCCATCCCGCAACACAAGCGTGTAAGACGGATAGTGCGCGGCGCGCGACGTCCAACCGACGAAGGTGGAAAACGCGCACAGAGCAGCAATCAAAAGATGTTTCATAGTCAGTTTCCTTCTTTGCGCTCAGCCGAACCCGCCCGAAAAACCGGAGCCGAAGCCGCGCCCGCCGCGCGAATCCGGCCAGAACGGCCCGCCGAGCGCCTCGCGCCAGAGGTCGTCGAACCGGCGGTCGAAGATCTTCGCGCCGTCCTGGCCGTAGAGCTGCACCGCGAGATCGAGCCGCGACGGCGGGACGAGCACGGCCTGCGCGTCGGCGCGCACCACCGCCTGCTGGCCGATCAGCGGCGCGAGCGCGTCGAGCGCGAAGGTGCGCGCCCAGGCGGCGTTGTCGGGCGTCGCCTGCGCGCGTTCGAGCAGCCAGAGCAGCGAACCCATCGGGGCTTCGCCGAGATCGTCGCGCACGTCGACCCCGTCGCCCCACCAGCCGCGCGGATCGTCGCCCTCGATCAGATAGGCGAGCGGATGATCGGGCGGGCAGCGCCGGTCGGTGAACAGGCAGAGGATGACGGCGGTCTGCAAGGCGCTCTCCGCCTGCAAGCCGCCGCGATTGTAGGTCTCCGTCGCGGGCGCATAGGCCCAGGCGCCGTAGCCCGTCGCCGGCGACCACACCGTGTCCCAGACGTAGATCGGCTGCGGCTTGCAGCCCTCGTTGGCGCGGATCTGGAAGGAGAGCGTCATGCGGCGAACGTCTTTTGCGCGCCGCCGATGATGACCGCGCCGCAACCGGCGACGCTGGTCGTGCGCGCGATCAACTGGCCCTCGACGATCACCTTCGGCGAGCCGGTCGCGATGGCGGTGACGCCGTGGCCAGGGATCGGGCAGGAATGCAGATCGCCGACGCGGGCGACGAGCTTGCCTTCGACGATCGTCTTGGCGGCCGAGGAGACGATGACGCCGCCGTGATCCGAACCGTCGCCGATGCGCGCGACCGGGTTAGCCATTGAGGTCGATCTTCCCGTTGATCTTGATGTTCGCCGCAGTCAGCGTGATCGTGTCGGTGGTGATGGTGACCGTCGAGTTGCCGACCTTCAGCACGATCTGTTTGGCGTGCGCCGCTTCGATCTGGTCGCCGTAGACTTCGACATGGTTCTTGTTGTTGTTGGTCTGATAGACCATCGCCGAGCCGACCGGCCGGTTGCGCGGACGCGACGGCGGATGCTCCATACCGAGCGCGTGCACACGATCCGCGCCGCCGCCGAGCATGAGCGCGACGCCCTCGGCGTCGTTCGGCGGCACGCTGGAAAATCCGGCGTGCTGCGAGCGCACGGTCTCGCCGAAGGTCTGGCCATTGAGCCCGGTCATCTCGACGAGCTGCTGCGGGCCGGAATCATCGACCTTGGTTAGGATCGCGCGGGTGTGATGGCCCGGCCCGGAATTGCGATGGCTGGAAGTCATTGGCCCGCGCTCGCGTCAAAACCCCATTCGGAGCCGGATTGATTGACGCCGCCGCCCTGGCCGCCGTGCGCGCGCGGATCGACCAGCGACAGCGTCGCGCGCGTGCCCTCTTCCTCGCGCCCGACCTGGCGGTAGAGCACGCTCTCGATCAGCATGTACTGCGACAACGACATCGACGGCGAGATCACGAACACCTTGTTGCCCGGCGTCCACAGCATGCCGCTGTCGTCGCGAAAGCCCTTGACCTCGACGGTGGCGCGCGTGCCCTCGCCCTGCTCCTTGTCGCGCCGCCGCGTCGCCCGCTTGGCGAGCCGCTTCTTGTCGGTCTGACGGTCGTGGTGCTCGTGCACCGGGCGATAGCGCTGGATCTCGGAATTGTCGGCCTCGCCGACGATGGCGATCGCCGATGCGCCGTTGCCCTTATAGTTCTGCCCGTGCGCCTTCACCTTCGAGTGCTGCGCGCTGTCGTCGAAGGTCGCGGCGATCGAGATATGGATGCTCTGGCCCTCGACGAGCGGCGCGCCCTGCGCCTGCGCCGTCGCGCCGGCGCGCGTGATCTTGACCGAGCCGTCCGCCTGACCGGCCAGCGTCGCGTTCTCGTCCTCGGCGAGCGGCGCGAGCGCGGCGAACAGGGTGTGGCCGACGTTCGGGCGCCAGCGGTCGAAGCCGTCGGGCGAGAAATCGCAGGTGAAGCCGATGCCGAAGGCGTCCTGATCCTGCGCGACCTTCAGCACGTTCGAGTTCTCGTAATCCGGCTTGGTGTGATCGACGGAGCTATCGACCGCGTCGGCCGCCTTCGAGCGCGCCGAGACGGTGACGGTGAAGGCCTCTTTCGTCAGATGCGGCCGGCGGTTTTCGACATTGCCGGTGAACAGCAGATCGCCGCCGCCCGAGCCCACGCCGCCGTCCTTCTGCCCCGCCGTCGTCACCGTGACCTTCGGCTGGCCCTTGAAGATCGCCGGCCAGATCGGCTGGCCCGGCGTATCGGGAAACTTCATCTCGAACGAACGGCAGGCGTGCTTGACGCCGGCGTGAATGCTGACCTCATCCCATTGCGTGAACGGCGCGCCGCCGACGCTGACGGTTACGATTTCGAGCATCAGGCAACCACCGCTTTAGCGAACGATTCCCAAGCGACGCAGGCAAACTTCCATTCTGTCTCGAAGCGAGCTTTGATCTCTTCGCCGCGACGCACGTAAACCGCCTGGGCCGACGGGTCTTTCGTTTGCTCGGGATAGGTGCAAAGCCCCCAGACCCGATCCGTGCTTGACCATAGCGAGCAGTTCTCGCAACGGTGGCGGGGGGCAGTGCGTCCGTCAGCCATCACGCGGCCATAGCCTCAAACGTCGTCGGCATGAACTCCGCCGTCTTCACGTCGTTGCGCGCGATCAGCTCGCTCGCGCGCGTCGGGTCTTCGTAGATGCGCCAGGCGGCGAGCAGCGCCGGGATCTCGACGCCTGTCGTCACCATCAGAACCGGCGTCGCGTTGATGACGACTTGCGCGAGATAGCCGACCGCCGCGTCGCGCATCGCCAGCAGCGAGGCGGCGAAGTCGATGTCGTCGCCGAGGCCGCACAGCTCCAGCTCGCGCTCGAACCGGCCGACGCAATCGGCCTTGGCGGTGATGGCGTCGGCGCGCGTCAGATAGGTCTGCGTCACCAGCCCCTCGACATAGGGCGCGAGATAGACCGCGCGGGCGAGCCGGGCGAGGATCGCGGCGTTCACGTTGTCGATCACGCGGCTGGCGGTCCAGGCCGGCAGCGGGGCCGGCGGATCGGCCGCATTGTCGGCGGCGAGCGCGAAGGCGGCGACCGCGTCGCCGGGGTCCATCGCCTGACCCAGGCCGCGCGCGAGCGCGAGCAGCCCGGTCGCGATCGACGGGTCGACGCCGGTGACGTCGCTGACGAGCATCGGAATCGCGTTGTAGAGCGCGACGAAGGCGGCGTAGAGCCCGGTCACGGTCGCCGTGACGGCCGGCGTGGACGCCGAGACCGCGGGCGCGGTCGCCACCGGCATCGCGAAGGCGGCGACGGCGACGGGATCAACGGTGTTGGCGTTGAAGATCGCCTCCAGCGTCGCGACGACGTTTTGCGCCTCGGCGACGAGGTTGGCGGCGATGTAGGAGGGATAGGCCATCTCAAGCCGCGAGTTTGGTCAGGAGGCTCGTCAGCGAGCCGGCGAGGCCGTCGTTGGCGTCGAACGCCTGCTGCGCGAGATAGGCCGCCGGATAGGCGGCGGCCGGGCTCGCGAAGCCGCTTCTCGGATCGAGCACGAAGACCGCCTCGAAGGCGAAGCGGCCCATTTTGTCGCGCAGCCTATCGCGCTTGATGTGGTGGCAGCGCGCGGTCAGCGGGCCTTGCGCCGGCATGACGAGCACGCCCGGTCCGCCCTGGCCGCAGACGGTCTCCAGCGCGGTCATCTGCGCGTCGGAGACATCGCCGATGAAATAGCCGGAGATCTCGACCGGCTGCTGTTTCGCGCCGAGGTCCTCGATGAACGGGATGTCGGACGCCGGGATCTCGGTGACGTTGAGCCGCCGCCCCGTGTCCATATGGTCCCGCTCGATCCAGAACGGCACGCCTTTGTAGGACGCGGGATAGAGCGTTTTCGTCCAGTCGCGCATCAGAACCGCTCGGTCCCGTGCGGGACGGGCGCGGCGTCGCTGTTCATGCGGCCTGCATGGCCGCCTTGCACCGGGTTGAGCGCCATCTGCGCCTTCGCGGTCTTCGCGGCGTTCTTCGCGTCCTCGATGACGCGCAGCAGCTCGGACGAGGCCGTCACCGTGACTTGAACCGGGACGGTGACCGTCGCCTCGCCGTGCACATCGACCGACTGCGGCGGGGCCGCGCCGGCCGCGGCGGGATGCGCGAACGAAAGCATGCGCGCGCGCTCGCCCGCGTCTTCGGCGGCGGCGCGAGCGGCGGGCGCGCCCCATTTCTCGTACGTCGGCGCGCCGACGTGGATCGACTTGAAGAAATCCGCCCAGCCGTGCAGGTCTTCCTTCGCGTCGTGGCCCAGATCGGAGATCGAGGGCGCGCCCGGCCCCGGCGTCAGGAACCCGAACGCCGAGCCGGCGGCGCGCGCGCCCGCGCCAAGCGCATCGATCGGCACCTGCGAGGCGATGAAGTTCTTGACCCGCGCATAGGCGCCGGTCATCGCCGCGTTGATGTCGCCCTTGCCGATCGTGTCGGCCGCCTCGTCCGACATCGCCTTGCGCCAGTTCTCGGCGTTCTTGGCGAGCTTCTGCTGTTGCGTCGTGACCTCGCTGACGAACTGCCCGGCCGTGCGGTTGGGAAACAGCTTGCTGACTTCGGCGGCGACGTCGTCGCTGCTCTTGAACCCGTGCGTCTGCAACGCCGGCATCAGATATTTCTCGATCCAGAGATCCGGGTCGCTCTGCGCGAGCTGCCAGCCTTCGACATGCGAGCCGCGCTTGACGCCCTTCACTTCGCCGGTCTTCAGCCGGGTCAGGTCGGTTTCCTTGAATAACCCAAGCCCCGCCATCTCGACGGCGGCCTGGTGCTCCATATGGCCGCCGACCATCGCCCGGTTGAACGAGGCGACCGCGGTGCCGATGCTCGCGCCGCCGATCTCGGAGCCCAGCGTCGTCATGGTCGTGACGAGGAAGCGCTCGGACAGTTTGCTCGCGGCCTGGCGCGAGTATTTCAGCATCTCGAAATAGTCGCTCGGCTTCATCTGGTCGCCGAACGCGTTGAGCGATTTGGCGATGCCCTTCATGTAGCTTTGAAACAACTCCGGCGATTTGGTCGCGCCGGCGATCTCCATCGACTTGACGAGCTTGTCGAAGTCCTCGGTGATCTCTTCCGGCGGCGCATGCGGGCGCGCCGATTGGGCGATGACGCGCAGCCGCGTCAGCGGCTCCATCAGCCCCTTCGCCTCGTCGAAGTCGCCGATCGCCGTCGTCGCGTTGCGCATCGTGTGCATGATGTCGGACTGCGCGACCGACGGATATTTTTGCGCGAGGCCGAAGGCGAGCTTTTCGCCCCCGGCGATCTGCTCTTGCGTCATGCCGGCGACCTGCTGCCGGATCTTCTCGTGCGCCTGCGCGGCGGCCTGTTCGTAGCCGCCCTTCAGCGCGTCGATGCCGGTGATGACGGCCGCCGCGCCGAGCAGCGTGTTGACCGCGCCGACGCCGGTCGGCTCGGCTTCCTTGCGCTCCGGCGCGGGCCTGGTCGGCTGAACCATAGGCACATTGCTCGACGCCCGCCCGACGCTGCTGACGGCGGTGTTCAAGCCCGCCAGCGAGCCCTGCAACTGCCTTATGCGCGCCTCGACGGCGGCGAAGGCCGCCGCCGTGTCGTCGGTCGCCGCGATGACGAGGCGGCTCTCAAGCGCGGCCATGCGTCAGGCTTTCGCAGGGAGGGTCGCGACGGCGAAGCCGTGCAGGGCGATGAGATCGGACAGCGGCCGTTCGGCCGCCTCGCTCAGGGTCACGAGCCGGAATCGCCAGACGAGGTCGGCGACGGCGACGCGCCATGCGTCCCCGCCGCCGGGTCGAAAAAATCGAGCAGCGCCGCCTTGAGGTTCCGCGCGTCGGTGAGCGACATCAGCGCGATGAGGAAGTCGCCGGCCTCGTGGTCGATGCAGCGGTCGAGATAGGCTTTGATGACCGCCTGCTGATCGACGAGGTAATAGCCGCCATCGGCCAGGCGCACGCCGAGGCGCGGCTCGCCGAGTTCGATATAGTCGCGGCCCTTCGGCTCTTTCAGCGTCAGCGTGGTCAGCGTCTCGGCGTGAAACGAAATCGGCTTCGTCAGCTTGATCGTGCGGCTGTCGGCCATGTCAGGCGGTCAATTGCTGGTAGCTGCCGACGGCGCCCTGGATCTGAATGCCGGTGACGACGCCCTTGAGCCGGTCGATCTTCGGCCGGCCGACGAACTGCCCGTTGGCGATGGTGTGAATGATCCCGTTCGTGTCTTCGAGGATCGAGATATTGTAGGGGCCGTTGAGCATGATGACGGCCCATTTGAGCGAAGTCGGGTTCGTCCCGTCGACGCTGTCCTCGAATTCGAGATCGAACACCGGCCCCATCGGCTGCACATAGCGCGCGAACGAGCCGTCTTGGTTGTGTTCTGCGGTGTATTGGAAATCGCCGGGCTCCAGCTCGACGCGCGCGCGGATGCGGATCGGCGTGCCGTCGTAGGTGAAGCGGATCTGACCGCCAAAATCGGGCATGGAATGGCTCCTAGTGAGGCAGTAGGGAATAGGCGGTAGGCAGTAGGGTCAGGCGGCGGGCTACTGCCTACTGCCTGCTGCCTACGGCCTCGCGCGAGCGGTTACGCCGCGACGGGCAGCAACGACGTATCGGGGAAGCGCTGGTAGATCGTCGCGTTGATCGCCAGGATGTCGAGCGGGTTGACGCGCTCCATCGGGCAGAACACGTCGACCCGGTTCGGGTTGTTGGCGTTGATCGCCACCACGATCAGCTCGGCGAAGGTGTCGGCGTCCTGGAACACCAGCGTCGCGCAGAGTTGCTTGTAGATCGCGACGAAGCCGGCCTTGATGTCGCTCGGCGTCACCGCCGCCGCGAGCTGGCCGGGGTTCGAGTTGACCAGCGCCTTCTGGCCGAACAGCGTCGCCAGCTCCGCGCGCATGAACTTCATGCCCTCCGAACACTGGTAGAGCGCCTGAATGTCGCGGAACACCGCGTCGGGCTGGCCGCTGAGGCCGGTCTGATAGGTCGAGATGACCTTCGACAATTTCACCGTGCCGTCGGCCGCGACCTGCCACGTCGAGACGCCCGACGAGTTGAGCACGTTGCGCGCGTTGTAGTTCGGCCAGACCGAGGGGTCGCGCGGCGGGCGGATGCCTTGCAGCGTCAGGCCGGCGTGCGCGCGGCCGATGTTGCCGGTCGACACGTCGGTCAGCCAAGGGAACAGTCGCGCCGCGGCGGCGGCGATCCACAGATAACTCGGATGCGGCGTGCCGTTCGCGCCGGCCGCGTAGCAGCCGAGCACGGTCAGGTGCCGGTCGTTGAGCGTCAAGCCGAGCGTCGTGAGCGCCGCGAAATTGCCTTTCGACGCCGTCCAGACATGGCCGTAGGACTGGCGCGACCACGCCCAGCGGCCGGAGACGTCGTTGGTGCAGGCGGCGTAGGACGCGATCGATGTCGAATCCGACCAGGGGCAGACGATGAAGTCGGCGGGATTGTCGCCGAGCGCGGCGAGCGCGGCGGCGACGCCGGTCGGCGTGCCGGCGCCCGGCGTCGTGACGGCGACGGTGATGAGGCCCGAGCCGGCGAAGGCGTTGCCGGAGCGGATCGGCACGTAGATGTCGAGTTCCGAGAAGATCGAGCCCTTGTTGCGCGCGGTCAGCGTGACGACGCCGGCCGAGGAGGTCGCGGTAACGGGCAGCATCGCGCCGGTCAGCGGGTTGTAATAGCCGTTGATCGCGGCGGCGATGGCGGCGGCGATGGTCGTCACGGTATCGGTCGAGCCGACCGCGATCTGGATCGGCTCGCCCTGGATCTCGATCAGGCCGGTGCCGACGACCAGCGTGCCGGCGACGGTGAGCGTGCGCACCTCGGCGGTGAGCGAGCTGTCGTCGATCGCCATGATCCACAGCGGCAAGGCCGGGGCGTTGGCGAAGGCGATCCGCGCCATTTCGCGAAGCTGCGAGCCCGCGCCGGCGTAATAGTCGGCCTGCTGCTGGCTCGACACGGGGATCGGCGTGTTGAGCGCGAGCACGCCGGCCGAGGTCTTGTGGCCGATCAGGATGAAGCGGTCGACGGCGGCATATTGCCCGCCGGAGTTGAATTCGGCGGTGAAGATCGGCGCGACGAGGCCGGTGCCGGGAATATTGTTGAACAGAATACCGTCAGGCATGGGGCGGGCTCCGGCTAGACTTCGTGATGCTGAATCGCGTCCGGCTCAGCCGCCGGCGGGTCTTCGAGGACGAGCGAGCCGTCGGCGATCAGCCCGAGCGTGAAGCCGTCGCGCAGGTCGACGACCTCGTAGCCGGGATGCTCCGTGCCGTAGCCGAACAGCCGGCCATGCCAGGGCATGCGGTCGCCCGCGCGGGCGAGCCGCGCGTGTCGGTGATGATCGAGCATGGAGGCTCCCGAGGGGTCAGAAACTCACGTCCGACGTGATGTCGGCGTTGGCGGCGGTCGGCGTGACGCCGCGGTCGAGGTTGGACGCGATGCGGATGTCGCTCAGCGGCGGCAGGCTTGCCGCCGCCGCCATGCCGGCCGCGATCTGGCGCACGAGCTGGCCGCCGGCGCTGGCCGGGTTCAGCATCTGTGCGACTTGCAGCAGCGGATAGGGCAGCACGGCGATGGTCGGATCGACGCCGGCGGCGGAGGCGCCGTAGGCGGCGGGATGCGGGATGCGCAGCTTGAAGGTCAAGGTGCGCGCGGCCTGGCGCGAGAGGCGGTCGGTCGCGTCGCGGATCGGCGCGCTCTTGACGTGGTGCAGCTCGCGCGCGAGCTTCGTGTAGACCTGCCGCGCCGCGGCCGCGGCCGTGTTCGGCGGATCGGGGTTGAACGGATCGAGCAGCCCGCGCACCTGGTGCTCGATGAGGTCGAGCGTCGCCTCGATCTGCGGCGACGTGATCGCCGCGCCGAGGTTGCCGACCTGCTGCGTCGAGCCGTCCGGGTTGGCGACCTCGACCATGTTGCCGGCGGCGATGAAGATCTCGACGACGAGGCTGAGCAGCTCCTTGTCGGCGGGATATTCGCCTTCGGTCGGGTCGGTCTCCTGTTCCTCGGAATAGACGGTGAGGACCGGCTTGCCCTCGACCTTGGCGAGGAAATCGCGCCAGCCGTCGGCGTCGGAGATCGGCTCGATCGACGAGTCGTAGACCTCGTCGCCCGCCGCGGTCGGCCACGGCCCGGCGCCGGCGACGGCGTAAGGACGCAGCACTTCGACGGCCGCGAGGCGCAGCGCCAGGCGCGACAGGCTCACGGCGTCGGCCCGAGCCGGTTGAGCGGCACGCGGATCGTTCCGTTCGGCGTCGTCACCGGCGTGCGCGCCTCGTAGATCGTCGCGTTCGACAGCCTGACGACATGGTCGCCGGGGCGCAGGTCGAAGCCGACGAAGCAGGCGCGCGCGGCGGTCGAGAACTCGACATGCGGCACGTCGCCTTCCGCGCCGGGGCGGCGATATTCGCGCGTATCGTAGGCGTTGGGCTCGCGCGGGTTGGCGGGCTTGCTGACGAACACGCCGACGATCTGGAGCACGTCGCGCGCGGGGTCCGGCCCCGGCGCGGCGCTGCGGTCGGCCGCCTTGGCGTAGGGGCGGATGACGAAGAGTTCGCCGTAAAGGGCGTCGACTTCCTCATTCGCGCCGAAGGCGTAATCGTCGAAGACCGGCATGTGGGCTCTGGAAATGAGAGGCGGGGCGGGGCGCCAGGAGGCAACGCCCCGCCGCTGACGGCCGGCCGAAGCGGCGGCGACGCCGGCCGTGTCGGGGTTACGAGCCGGCGCGGCCGGAGGCGAGCGCCTGCGGCAGGACGCAGACCGGGAGGGGGTAGGTCATCGTCTCGATCTCGACCCATTCGTCGCGATCGCGATCGCGGACGATCTGCGCGTAGCGCGGCTGGCCCGGAGAGCCGAGGAACTCGAACTTCTCGCCCGGCGCGTAGGCCATCTGGAAGATGCCGGCGTTGCGCGGGAAGAATTTCGCATGGTTCGTGCCGACGCCGAACGAGGACGTCGAATAGGCGCCGGTCGTGTCGGCCGCCGGGCCGGTGTTGTCGTCGGTGCCGCGATAGTTGAGGAACTCGATGCCGGCGTATTTGAACGGCTTCCACACTTCGCCGACGCTGTCGCGCAACGCCGCGGCGGCTTCCCAGTTCAGGAAGGTCGCGCGCACTTCCGGGTGGGTCGTCAACTGGTCGTAGAACGAATCGCCGCACAGCGCGACGATCTGCGCGTTGTCGGCGCTGATGATCGTCTCGGAGTTCTGCACTTGCGTCAGGTTGCGCTTGATGCCGCGCACGATGGCGTTGCAGGCAAGCCGCACGCCGCCGAGCGTACCGGCGGAGAAGTTGAACGCGGTCTCCGACAGCGTCGTCAGCGTGCGCGCGCCGCTCGGCGCGGCCGAGAATTCGCTCGTCCAGTCGTAGATCGTCGAGGCCGCGCCGTTGAAGTAATCGATCGTCTTGCCTTGCGTGACGACGTTGAAGCGATGGAACTCCATCGTCAGGTCGAGCCGGCTCGTCAGCTTGAACATGCGGCGCGAGACTTCGGTCATCAGATCCTTGATGTCGATCTCGGAGCCGAAGCGGCGGATCGTCAGCAGCTCTTCCGAGCGAATCTTCGACGCGAGCTTGATGCGGAACGTGTTGTAGGCGCGCGCGTCGCGCCGGTCGCCGCCGGCCTGCACGCCGGGCGCGCCGCGCGCCGTGGTCTGGATGATGGCGGGCTGGTCGCCCATGCGCTCGATCCAGACTTCCTTGGTGCGGACCGGAACGTCCTCGAACAGGCCGGGCATCTGCGTCAGCATGGTCGGGACGTGGCTCATCAGGTTGATGGCCTTGGTGAGCGAAACATAAGAGAACGCGTCGGCGTCGAAGACGTCTAGGACGGGCATGGAGGCAACCTTTCGGGAATCAGGCGGCCTTCGCCGCGGGTTTGGCGGAGGTCTCGTCTTCGGCGAGGATGGCGAGGGCGAGGGCGCGATGCTGGGCCGGCGTGAGACCTTGCGCGAAGTCTTCGAGCCGGCCGGGCCAGAGCGTCAGCATGTCGACGCCATAGGGTTGGTGCGCCGTGAGCAGGTGGCAGGACGCGGCCCGATCGGCGAAATCGGGCCGGCCCTTGGCCGAGGCGCTGCCGAGCAGCGCCCTGGCCTTCGCCTTGGCGTCGAAGCTCATCGCAAGACGATGTTCTTGGCGGCGAGCTGCTGCGTCGCGAAGGAGATCTGCGTCGCCGTCGCCGAACCGTTCCAGGTCAGGTCGGACGAGCGCGCCACGCCGTCGCGGCGCAGCGCGGCGATGCGGGCGGTGACGCCGGCGCCGGTGGTGACGGCGTAGAGCGCGATGGCGCTGGCGGTCTGCGAGCCGTCGGTGGCGGCCGGGTTCCACGCCTCGAACTGCTCGCCGGCTTCGTTGAACGGCCGCGTGACGGTGACGTTCCACGCATCGCCGACCGCGGGCGAGCCGCCGGTGGTGATGGTGAAGTTGATCTGACCGACGTAGGCCGTGCCGATCTTGCCGACGCCGTCGACCGAGCCGTCCGGGCGCTGAACCTCGAACTCGCCGGTCGCGCCCGCGGTCAGCAGCACGATGTTGTAGACGCCGTTGATGGCCGCCGAATTGGTCGACAGCGAGCCGATGGTCGCCGTGCCGGCGTTGCCGGAGACGGCGGCGCCGGAGATGGTCTCCGAGGCGGTGACGCCGATCGCGCCGAGCACCTGGCCGACGACGATGGTCTGCGAGGCGGCGATGATGACTTCATCGACCGAGAGGTTGTGCACCGCCTGGATGAGCGGGGCCTGGGGGTGAACGGCTTCGGTGAAGACAGTGGCGGCCATGAAGGCGAACTCCGGTTAGGCGCCGGCAGCCAATCGGCTGCGGCGGCGATGCGACGACGAGGGGTTAGGCGCGGGGGCGGGCGGCGACGCCCTGCGCGGTGATGATCGAGGACCAGCCCGCGTCGATCTCCGCCTGCGGGTCGGCGTCGCGCTGGGTCGCGCCGGGGCGGATGTCGACGGCGGGGACTTGCGACATGCGGCCGGCCGGGGCGGCGGCTTCCGGCGCGGCGGCGGCCAGCGCGGCGGTCGCGCTTTCCGGGCTCATGTCGGTCGACAACGCGAAATGACGCGCCAGCGTCTGCCGGCCCTTTGCGGATTCGCCGTCGAGGATCGAGCGGATGCGCTCGCGCTCGGCCGTGCGCGCGGCCGTCACGGCGGCGGCGGTCGCGGCTTCGCTGTCGCGGCGCGAGGCGGCGACGGCGTTGGTCACGGCGGCGTCGAGCGCCGCCTGGGTGTGCAGGGGTTCTTCAGGCATCTTCAGGCTCCAGAGGGATTTGCGGGGGAACGAGGATTTCAGCGCATCGAGCCCCCCAACCCGATCGGCGAGGCCGGCTTCGACGGCGCTCTGGCCGAGGAAGATCCCCGCTTCCGTTTTTCTCGCGCCGTCCGCGCCGAGCTTGGGCCGGTGCTTGCCGACCGTCTCGACGAACAGGCCGTAGACCTGGTCGATCTGCGCCTGGATGCGCGCCCGCGCGTCGTCGGGCAGCGGCTGCATGGCGTTGCCGTCGACCTTGTAGGCGCCGGCGTGCAGCAGGGTCGGGCGCATGCCCTTGTCGGCGAGCGCCTTCGAGCGATCCATATGCAGCCAGACGACGCCGATGCTGCCGATGGTCGCCGAGGGCGTGGCGACGATCTCGTGCGCGCCGGAGGCGAGCGCATAGGCCGCGGAGGCCGCGAGGCTGTCGACATAGGCGACGACGCGTTTCTGTTGGCTGACGGCGCGCACCTTGGCGGCGGTCTCCATCGCTCCGGCCGCCTCGCCGCCGGGGCTGTCGAGATCGAGCACGATGCCGCGCACGCGGGTGTCTTTGGCGGCGGCGTCGAGCGCGTTGGAGATCGTCTTGTAGGAGGTCACGCCGCTCAGCGCGTCCATCCAGTCGCCGCGGTTGACCAGCTCGCCGTGCACGTCGATGGTCGCGATGCCGTCGTCGTCGAGCGCGTAGAGGCCGTCGGCGGGGTCGCGCTCGCGGTCGGAGCCGGAGAAGGCGCGGGCCTCGCCGGCGATGCGCGCGGCGAGGTAGTCCGCGACGGTCGTCGCGGCCTCGGGGGTCGCGAGCAGCGGCACGTTGAACACGCGCGCGGCGAGGCGGGGGTAGTCAGTCATTCCCGCGTTCCTTCGCGCGCAGCGACGCCGGCTTCCGCCAAATCGCTGACCTGGATGGCGAGGTAGCGGACGTCGCGGCTGAGCGAAGCCATCATGCCGGCGAGAGCCGCCGTCGCCCCCGCCCCCGCCCCGTCGCTCGCCGAATTGCTCGCGCCCTTGCCGCTCTCGTCGCCATCGACGCCGGCCGGGCCGGTCGCTTCGAGCGAATCCTGCTTCGGACCCTTCGTCGATTGCTCAACCGCAACCAAGCTCATGCGCGAGATGCCGCGCGCGGCCAGCATCGCGTTTTCCGCCTCGATCTGGTCGAGCGTCTCTTCGAGGTCGCGGCCCTGGTCGGCGTTCTCGTCGCGCAGCGTCGAGACGAGGCCTTCGATGCGCAGCGACGAGGCCTGCATTTCCTTGACCGGATCGACATAGCCGCGCGGCGGCCCGATCCACTTGCCGCGCAGATAGGCGCCCGGCGCTTCCCAGAACTTCGGCCAGCCGGCCGGCTCGACCAGATAGCCGCGGTCGAACGCCTCGTCGGCCCAGGCCAGATGCAGCGGCGTGACGATCTGCGTCACGAACACCTTGGAAAGCCGCGTCATGCCGCGCCAGACTTCGTTCAGCGCCGCGCGCGCGCTCGAATAGTTTGTCTTCGACCAGTCCATCTTGAGCTGCTCGTAAGCGAGCCCCAGCTTCGACGCGACGGTCTGCAGGAACGCGGCCTCGAACGCGGGAAAGCTGGTGGTCTGCCGCGGGCTGGCGTTCATCGCGAACTTCGCGCCGGGCGGCAGCATCGCGACGCGCGAGCCGCCGAGCGTGATCGGGGCGCGGTCGTATTGCTCCATCATCTCGACGGCGTAGAGCTTTTGGCTGCCGACCTGCGCGCCGGTCGGCCGCAGCCGCTCGGCCGCCTCTTCCGGCGGCATGTCGGTCTCGATCGTCGCCGCGAACAGCGCGTTGATCGTCGCGCTCGCGAGTTCGTTGTCGGCGAAGCGGCCGAGCATGCGCAACTTGCCGATCAGCGTGATGAGCGGCGAGGTTCCGCGCGTGTCGCCCTCGCGCTGCGGCTCGTAGCCGTGCACGAAGATCGGCCGGCCCCAGTCGGTCTCGCGCGGGATCTTGGTCCAGCTCATCTGTTCGGACGCGGCCCAATAATCGCCAAGGTGCGCGTCGCGGACGTAATAGGCGGTCGGCGCGCCGAGGTCGTCCATCTCGACGCCGAGCCGCATCGTCATCGTGTCGCGCTGGCCGTAGGGGTTGCAGATGCGATCCGGGTCGACAGGCGTCGCCGAGGTCTGGTAGCGCGCCTCGGGGTTGCGTTGCTTGGTCAGCGCGTAGCTTGCCTCGTAGGACGTGACGAAGGTGCGCGCCTCCAGCCGCATCAGGCCGTTGAAATCGAGCCGGCGCGTCGAATCGACGAAGCGGCGCGGGTCGTCGGCGAAGCGCCGGAACTCGCCCTCCATCTTGCGCGCGAAGTCGCGCGCCTTGGCGCGCTCGTCCTCGCTCGGCGTGCGGTCCGGCAGCAGCACCGCCAGATCCGGCTGCGACGACCAGCGCAGCCCCGCGCCGACGATGTGGTCGCAGAGCTTGTCGAGCGCGGAGGAGACATGCGGATCGTTGCGGACGAGGTCCTGCACGCGCGCGAGCGTGAGATCGCGCCGCACGGTGGCTGCGAAATCGCCGGAGCGCAAAGGCGGCCGGAACGCGGCGACCTCCTGCGCGTGCAGGCTCTGCGCGCGATAGGGGGCCTCGTAATCGGACACCGCCGGCCCGACGCCGGCGCCGAACATGGCCTTGGGCCGGGTCCAGCCGATCTCGGACGCCGGAACCTGCCGGCCGATGGTGGCGAGGGTCACAGAAAGAACCCGATCCCGCCGACGCGGCGCGCGCAGCCGGCGACGGCGGCGCGCAGCTCGGAGACGTAGCCTTCGAGCTTGTCGATATCGGTGCGCTCGTAACGCACCTTGCGCCCGTCGACCTCGACCTCGATCGCGGCCTTGCCGATCTTGAGCTTGTGCAACGCCGTCACGGCTTCGGCGAGAAGCTGTTCGGGCGTCGGGGCGGGCGGGGTGTAGGTCACGTCAGCTCAGCGCGCGAGGAGGAGGGCCGGGGCGTAGTGGAGCACGTCCTGATAGGCCGAGAGCATGGCCGGCAGCAGTTGCGCGATCAGCGCGTCGTTCTTGCCCCGCCGCACGCGGGCGACGTCCTGGGCGGCGGAAATCATCGCGGGGAGGATCATGGCGGGGCTCGGGGTTTGGTGCCGCTAGGTCGGTTTACGACCACGCCGCAGGATTATTCGGCTTTCCGGATTTTGCGGTTGAAACTGTCCGGGGGACATGAGACATTGAAACCGGATTCTTCGGTTGGGAGCCATCGAAATGACGGGCGAGATTATCGACAGACTGGTGGACAGGTTCCTGCAATGGAAGCTGCCGGACAGCGTCTGTAGCGATACGTGTGTGACGGATAAGGGGTACGCTGAGCGCTTCCCCGGAACGCGAAGCGGGACGAACTTGCTGAGCGCCGGCGAAGCCCGCCAGATGATCGAGTACGTGTTGTCGGGCGCGCACGCATCGTCGAGCGCAGCCGCCATCGATGTTATTGCCGAGCGCGAGCGGCAGAAGACAGTCGAGGGCTGGACTCTGGAACATGATGACCAGCATGAATTCGGCGACATCGCGCTGGCTGCGGCGGCCTACGCTGCGAATTCGAGTAGACGCGGACACCAGGGCGATGTCTTCGTCAGCCGCAACAACAGACCCGCGCATCGCGCCGGATGGTTCAACTTGCCCGGACTGCTCTGGCCGTGGGACATATCGTGGTGGAAGCCAAAAGACCCGCGACAAGATCTTGTTCGCGCTGGAGCGCTCATTCTCGCCGAGATTGAGAGGATAGATCGCAAGGCTAAGGGGTAGCCCATGGACTCCCCAGCGCTGATCAGCGTCCAGTTTGCCTGCAACGACGACGACGGCGACCCCGCCGAAGTCGCCCGAGCGGTGGACTGGCGGTCGAACGGAATCATCCACAACTACCCGCCCCTTCATCTCGAAGGCGATTTGTATGGTGACGGTACGGACTTTTCCGATTGGGGGTCGGAGGTTTGCATCGCAGGAAAGGCGTTCCCATACGTGACAAAGCGTATTTGGGCCGGGAATCGCGTTTGGAATGAGCATTGGTTCCGGCCTCCCGTGGCGAAAGCGCTCCTTCGACACCTGAAAGAATCCGGAGAATTCACCTTCGATAGCGGTCCAGAAAGGCTGCGCCAGTGGTGGGATTCTGCTCCTTAATCCGCCGGTGGTATGTCGCGTCGGCGGAGGCGCAGTTTCGTGGGCATTCTCAACATCATCGGGCTTGAAGTGGACCTGGAACGGACCATCGAGACGGCGGACAGCCTGACCATCGGCGTGAAGCGGCGCCGGGACGGGCGTGAAGCATGTCCGTTCTGCGGATGCATCCCGCTGGCTCCCAACGGCAGCCGGCGCGTGACGTACCGGGACATTCCGGTTCGCGGCAAGCCGGTGCAGATCGAGTGGGACCGTCAGCGCTTCTACTGCGTCGAGTGCAAGAAAACGTGCCCGGACGAACATCCTGACCTGCATAACAAGCGCAACATGACGAAGCGCTTGCATGAATGGATCGCGGAAAGATCGCTGAAACACACCTTCGCGTCTGTCGCCGAAGACATTGGCGTGGACGAAAAGACGGTTCGGAACGTCTTCGACGAATGGTCCGAAGAAAAGCTGTCGAGGATCGCGTTCCAGACTCCGCGAGTCCTCGGCATCGACGAGGTTCATCTGCTTCATCAGGCGCGCGGTATTCTGACGAACATCGAAGAATCGACGATGATCGACCTTCTTCCGGGCCGGACGATGGAGATTATGTCTCGGCGCATTGCGCTCATGCCTGACAAGCACAAGGTCGAAGTCGTGACCATGGACATGTGGCGTCCGTATCGCGACATCGTCGCGGCGCAAATCCCTCACGCCGCAGTCGTCGTGGATCGCTGGCACGTCGTGAAATACGCCAACGAGGCGATGGAGACGATCCGCAAGTCGTACCGCGCCGGCCTGTCCGCCAAGCGCCGTCGCACGCTGCTCCACGACAGGCACATGCTGCTGAAGCGCCGGAACAAGCTGACGCCCGACGAGGCGCTGATCCTTGAGACGTGGCTTACCGCGTTCCCTGACCTGGGGAACGCGTATCTCGCCAAGGAAGCGTTCTTCGACATCTACTCCCATCGCCGAAGAGACGACGCCGTGCGGGCCTACGCCGAGTGGCGCGCCGGGCTCTCGCCCAAGATGCTCAAGGCGTTCAAGCCGCTCATTACCGCCATGACAAATTGGGAAGAACCGATCTTCGCGTTCTTCGACCAGAAGCGCGTGACGAACGCCTACACTGAGGCACTGAACGGTCTGGTGAAGATCGCCAACAGGACAGGCAGGGGCTATTCGTTCGACGTGCTGCGAGCCAGGATGCTGCTGTCCTACGGCGCTTACAAAGACCCGCACGTCCTGCCTGGGCAGGAAGCGAGCATCCGGGATCCGCGCATCGATATGACGCCGACTGGAATCCATCTTCCAACCCTGAACAGGCTGCTGGCGGCGGACGTTGATCATGTCATTTCAACCGAATAATCCGGTTAGCCGATTATTCTGACTGACCTGCATGCGTCGTTCGCGGCAAAACTTGGCGGACGGCCTGACCCGTTTTTCCTTGCGCAGCGAAACGCAAGTTCCAACGGAAGCCGTCCGCTTTGGGAGCACTGCTTTAGGTCGCCTCGCTTAGCGACCCGGTTGCTCCGACAGTTCGTTGCCCATTCGGGCGAACTAAAAGCCCCACGGGGCGGCGCGGTCCCTTTCTTCGGAGATCGCACGGCGCCTTTCTTGGGACGCCTACCGCCCCTCTCTCTGGGGTTTATCTGGTTGCGCGTGCAAGATTCGAACTTGCGACCTTCAGGTTATGAGCCTGACGAGCTACCGTGCTGCTCTAACGCGCGGGATGGTTGTTTCGTCGGCGGCTTGCGGCCGGGCCGGAAGGTGAAACTGACGACGCGGCGGCCGTGGCGGAACTGCCAGGCCGCCAGAAGCGCATGCGGCCAGGGATAGCCGCCGCGGCGGAAGAACCCGACGCAATGGGCGAAGGTCACACGAATTCCGGCTTGCCGCCGGCCATCGCCGTTTCGATCAGCACGCGCGCCGCGACTTGGATGACCGCGCGGCGCTGCGTCACGCCGCCGTCCCAGCCGCGCGCGAACATATCCTCGACCTCGGTCGCAAACTTGAGCGCCAGCTCGTCCATCTTCGCGGGGTCGCGCGCCATGACCATCAGCGCCATGCGACGCTCCGCCTCGGCGAGCCGCTGTTTGTAGTCGTACAGCACATCGGCCTGGTCGTTGAGCTGAAGGCGCAGGTCGCCGGCCTCGTCTTTTCCGGGCGGCGTCCCGAACAGGTTCACGAAAACGACCCCGTGTTGCGTTTCATCAGCCGGGCGAAGCGCTCGTCGACCGTCTCCGGCTTCTCAGCCTTCGGCGCATCAGCCGGCGCAGCCTCAACCGGCGCGGCCGGCTTGGCGAACAGCGGCAGCGCGTCGGACGGCATGCCGCGCTCCTTGGCGAGCGCCGCCCATTCGGCGGCGGTCAGCTTCGACATGCCGAGATATTCGGCCAGCGCCGCGTTATAGATCGACGTGTCGAGGAAATGGTTGTCGCGCTGGCTGGCGCGGATCTTCCAGACGCGGCTCTTTTTGCCGCGCACGAGATCGTCGGTCAGATATTCGGCGGTGATCTGGCGGAAATAGGCCTCGTCCTGCCACTTGCCGAAGTGGCAATACCCCGCCGGGTCCTCGGCCGCGCCGCCGGCGATGCCGGTCTTGGCGAGGTCGGAATAGAACGCCGATTTCAGCGGCCAGGTGCCGACCGGCCAGACCCGCCCGCCCTTGCGCACCTTGCGCCCGCCGAGGTCGATATCGACGAGGCTGGCGGTGCCGATCGGCGGCCGGTTCCACCCGTCCCAGCCTTTGAGCGCCAGCACGACGCTTTCGCCGGTGCCGGGATGAATGCGGCCGTTGGCGCGGCAGAATGCGTAGACCGCGCCGGTATGATAGCCGGAATCGACGCCGAGCGCGTCGAGCGGGCGCAGCCGGCCGTAGGCGTCGGGGAACTCGCGCTCCGATTCGCGCTTGAGCGCCTGGAACGCCTCGGCGTCGGGCGAATCGGTCGCGCCGTCGAGATATTTGGCCTCGACGACCCAGCTCTCGCGGTTCGGCGCCCAGGCCTTCACTTCGTACCAGATGCCGCGCATCTGCACGTCCGCGGCGGCGGTCAGCAGCAGGCCGCGCGGCGGGATATGGCCACGCGGATAGTCCTCGCGACGGGCGAGCAGGATCTCGTGACTCGGCGCGTCGCCGCGGACCTCGAACGGCAGTCCGAGCGTGAGGTTGTAGAACGCCTTGAGCTTTTTCGGGTCGTCGGCCGAGGAGACCGCGCGCTTGGCGATCTCGTCCCACGGCACGAACGGGCTCGACAGCGCGTCGAAGTGATAGCTCGGATAGGCGCCGGGGCGCGGGTCGGTCGCGACCCAGCGGCCCTTGCGCACCAACGCGTCGCGCTCGCCCGAACGCAGAATCGCGCCGCAACACGGCGCGACATAGTGCGCCTGAAACGGGAAGGCCGCCTCGTGGCGGAAGTTCGGACCGTACTCGAACACGAACTCGTCGCCGCAATGCGGGCACGGCACATGCCAGCGCCGGCGGTCGCCGTCCTCGTAGCGGCGCTCGATCTTCGACGCGCCCTTGACGGTCGGCGTCGAGACATCGGCGAGCTTCCAGTCGCCTTGAGCTAGGAAGCTGTCAAGCCGCGAGCGCGAAAGGTCAAGCGGATCGCCTTGTCCGTCAAGGTCGTCGGGCCATTCGTCAATCTCGTCGCGAAACATCTTGCGGATCGTCTTCGACCGCAGGTCCGCGCCCGAGCTGCCGATCGCCATCGTCAGCGACCCGCCGGGGTATTTCTTCGAGTACGTCGTCGAGCCCTCACCGGAGCGCGAGGTCTGCGGCTTGACCTTGGCGCGCAGCGCGGCCGACTGCTCGATCGCCGGCTGCAGCTTCTCGCGGTTGAACTCGGCGAGCGCGGAATCGGTCGGCTGGATGACCATCATCCGGCACGGATCGAGATCAATGGCGTGGCCGATGGCGGCGATCAGCAGCGTCGTGAAGCCGGTCTGCGCCGACTTCATCACCGCGATCTCGTTGACCGGCGATTGCGGGCCGAGCATGTCGAGCGGCTCGGCGATGTAGGGCGTCAGCCGCGCGGACCATTTCTCGCCGGATTTCGGGCCATCCGGCACGAGCAGGTTCGTCTGCGCCCATGCCGTCGGCGTGATGCGCGCCGGCGGGGCGAGGATCGCCGCCAGCGCCAGGGCGACGAGCGGCAGAGCCTTGCGGAAGGCGACGGTCATTCGTCGCCGTCTCCGGCCTTCTCGGTCGCCAGCAGCGTCATGTCGGCGGCCATTCTCTCGCGCAGATCGCGCACGGCGTCCTTGATCGCGGCCCGCAGCCCGGCGACGCCGTCGCGGGCGAGCGCCGAGGCGAGTTCGTCGGCTCGGGCGGCGAGCGATTCGAGGCCGCGCACCAGCTCGCCGGCCGCGTGCGCCATCGCGTCGCGCACGTCGTCGGCGCGGACGAGAACGCCGCGCGCCGTGTCCAGCTCGATCTGCGCGAGATCGGCCTGGATGGCGGTCTTGCGCGCCTGGTGCTGAGCCAGCGTCGGATCGGCGGGGGGCTCGGCCTTGGCCGCGACCCCATTGGCGGTGCGGATGGCGTCGCCGGTCTGCGCGGTCGCGCTGAGATAGGCGGCGACGTTGATGAGCTTGGGCTTTCCAGGACCATCGCATTGCGTGGTGATGAGCCCCTGCGCTTCCAGCCGCGTGACGCGCCGCGACATGGCCGCCTTGTCGACGCCCACGAGGGCGGCGAGCGCGGAGACCGAGGCAAGCTGCGGCTGTTCGCCGGAGGGGTTGAGGGAGGGGATTGACACTGTTGACCCTAAAAAAAACAAGCCCCGCTACCGTTTCCCCGGACTGCCGCCGCATCGCGGGGTTTGGAGGGGCGGGGAAGGACCCGCGGGGATTGGGCGTCAGAGGGCGCGGGCTAGGCGCTTCTCGATGATCGGCGGCACGAGGGTCGCCGCGCTTTCGAGGAAGGTCGTTGCGACCTCGCCCTTCACGGCTTCCTTGGCGAGGTTCGGTCCGTCGAAGCTGCGGATCGGCAGGCGCGGACCGGCGAGGCGCATGCGCAGGCCGCCCTTGAACTTCTGCATGAACGAGCGCTTGAACTTGTGCGCGACGGCCCACATCCAGACCGTCACGCCACCGCCCGGACCTGTCGTCACCGACTTGCGGAACTCGTCGGGCTTGGTCGGCGGATTGCCCCTGTAGATGATCGTGTAGGACAGGCTCGCGCCGCGCGACGGTCCGATGCCGGACTTCGGCGCCAAGCCTGTTGCGAAGGCGCGGACGTTGCCCTCGCGCCTGGTCACGCTGTTCAGCCGGATGAGCCCGGTCTGCTCGCGCATCGCCCGGCGGACCTGCGTGCGCACCTTGTCGCCGCCCTCGTTCAATCCCTGCGCGATCGCGCGCGTGATCTTGCCCTGCTGCGCCTCCAGCCCCTTCGCAATGCGGTCGAGGTCGGACGAGACGCGCAGCGCGATCATCGCGCGAGCCTCGCGCGCGCCGCCGTCACGGCCCGCACGGCCAGCGCCTTCGCGTCGACCGCGGCCGAGGCGGCGACGAAGGCGAGCTGCGTCGAGACCGCCGCGCCATCGCCCAAAAGGGCGGAGCGGGCGGCGACCATCAAGGCGACGCGGCGTTCGGCGCAGTTGCACATCGAGGGGAGTTCGGCAGATCGAAGGGGGGGATTGCGCCAATGCGGCGGCAGGGTGGGACGGACTCGCCATCGCACCAGCGGACATAGCCGCCGCGGCGCTCATAGCGCGACACGTTTGAGGCTGTCAAGCCCCACGTCAACGGGCGTCAACCGGCCGAACATCGAGACGTCGACCTTCACGCCCGCCCGCGTCAGCTCGGTGACGACGCCGCGCACGTCGCCGCCGCCGAGGTCGAACTCGACGACCTCGCCCTTCGTCACCGGCGGCGCCGCAGCCCGATGCAGCGCGCCGACGACGTGCAGCCGGTTGAGCGCCGCCATCGCCGCCTGCGAGACCCCCGGCCGTCCGAGCGCGTCGCCAAGCACGTCGAGGATATCGCGATGCGAATGGCGGCCGAGCCAGACGCCCTCGCTGCAGCCGACGAAAACATAGCCGGCGAACACGGCGTAATCGCGCTCGACCGGCTTGCGCGCCTCTTTCGCGCTGGGAAACGGCCGCGACACGCGCGCCCTCGGATGCGCGACGACGCGGTGCGGCGCGTAGCCGTAGAAATCGCCCGAGGCCGTCAGATCGTCGGCGACGCGGAATTCCTGGCCGGCGAAGACCCGCGCGACCGCCCAGCGCGGATAGACCGGCAATTCCGCGACCGATTCGCGCCGCCGCGCCGCCGCGCCGGCGAGCGCCGCCTTGCCGGCGCCGAGCGCCCAACGCATCGCCGCGACGCCGACGCGACCCTTCGCAAAACCCGCCCGCTCGTTCCGATCCATCGCTCAGCCCCTGTTCGTCACGCCGAAATCCGCCTCGTCCGCCGGCGACGGCGGATCGACGCCGGGCGGCCAGAGGGTCGGAAACCACCAGCCGGTGCGGCTGTCGCCCGGCATGCCCCGCGAATAGGCGAGGCCGGGCTTGTGGCCGCGCGCGACCCAAGCGTCCCAGGCCCGCGTGCCCTTGGCGACGAAGACCTTCGGAGCAGCGAGCCCCTGCGCCTTGGCCTGCCCCGCCTTGACCTGCTCGACGTCGTCGAACCGGCGCTCGCGCAGCCAGCGGGCGGCGTCGACCGGGCGCGTCGCGCCGCGGCGCTTCAGGTCGTCGGCATAGGCGGCGGCCCAACGCAGCGCCCTTGCGCGATCCTTCAGCGACAGCGCCTCGCCGGCCTTGCGCGCCTCCGAGACGCGCATCGAGGCGTCGAACGGGTAGCTGCGCTGGAATTGCTCGAACCACAGGTCGAGGTCATCCCTTTCGCGTTCCCCTGTTTCGGGTTCTACGGCGCTAGGGGGGTTAGGGGGGTTATTTATATAACTATTAGAACATAATGTAGGTAGTCCAGATTTGAGACTACCTTCGTCCAGATTTGAGACTACCTGCCCGTCAGGTAGTCCAGATTTGAGACTACCTTCCTCAACATCGCCGCCGGCCACCTCCTCCGAGCCATGCGGCTCTCGCATATCCGGCGAGGCGATCCGAACATCGAGCCGCAACCGGCCGCTGACCCTGCGTCCGCCCGAGCGCATGAACCTCGTCTCGGTCTCGAACACGCCGAGATCGCGCAACGTCTTGAGGCAGCGGAACACGGTTGCGCGCGAGACGCAGGCGCGTTCGGCGAGGTAGTCGGCGTCGATCTCCGTCATCTCGCCGCGCTCGTCGGCGCGCATGGCGAGAAGCATCAGCACGAAGCTGGAGGCGCAGTCGCCGGTGCGCTGGCGGATCGCCCAACCCATAGCCTCGCCGCTCATGGGGGCGACGACACGGATTCGCGGACGAACTCCCGGCCTAGCGATAGCCTGAGATAATCGCCCCATGCGAACGCATTCCGCGCGACCCCGCGCCTGCGCAGGTCGTCGACTACCTCTTGGAACGCCTCGACGCCCATGCAGGCGTCTTCCGCCAAACGCCGCGCCGTTTCCGAGGAGCCGCCAAAGCTGACAAGGCCACCGGGGTCCGCCTCGTTGGCGAGCAGTAGCAGGACGAGCTTATCCTCCGGCCCGCGCAACCGCTGACGAACCGCCCACGCGCAAGCTTCCGCGCTCATTTCAACCCCTCGCAAACCGGCGTGCGCCCGCCCTCGACGGACAGCCGCTCGCCGTTCAACCAAAACTCGATCCACGGCGGCCTGGACGGCCCCGCGTCGTGACGCGTCACGCGCACGCATCCGCAACGCCGGCACAGCCGCTCCGTCTTGAGCGGGAAACGGACACGCTCGCCCCAGCTATGGCGGCGCACGGCCTCCACGCAGCCTCACGCCGCGCCGACCGGAACGCCGGTCACGATCGACATGCGGATGCCGTCGCGCCCCTCGAATGCGGCCTTGACGCCCTGAGCCTTTTCCTTCTCAGTCAGCGGTACGGGCTTGCCGAGCTTGCCGACAGCCTTGTGAACCTCGGCGCTGACCTTCGCCTTGAAGCCGACCTTCGGCCGCCCCTTCGGCGCCCTCGTCTCTGCAACCGCGCGCTCCGCCGCTGCCTGCCCGAGCGGCGTGTCGGCGAGCATGCCGAGCGCCTTCAGATAGATTTCGAGTATCGCTTCGTGCTCGCGCCGTGCGTCCGCGTCCTGCTTTCGTATCTTGACGATCTCACGGATGATCTTGGGGTCGAAGCCGTTGCCCTTGGCCTCGGCGTAGACCTCCTTGATGTCCTCGGAGAGCTCCTTCTTCTCCTCGTTGAGCCGCTCGATGCGCTCGATGAACGCGCGCAAATGGCCCGCGTTGATTTCATCGCTCATGCGTTGGTTCCTCCTGCGCAGCGCCCTCGATCTTCAGCGCCGCGATTTGCTCGGCGATGAACAGCAACAGGCCGACGATCTCTTGCCGCTGCGCGGGCGATCCGCAGGGCTTCGCCGCCGCGCGGATCGCCGCCTTGGCGATGGTCTCGGCGCAGAGCTGCACCGCGCGGTTGTGCGAGGCCGCGCTCATGCGGCGCGCACTCGGGCGCGCCGGTGCGCGCGCGTGAAATGCGGGAAGCCGTTGCGGCGCTGGACGCGCGAGACGGTCGCCATCGAGCAGCCGAGCCGCGCGGCGATCTCGTCCTGGAACAGATCGCGCGAGAGCTGCCCGATCTGCTCGATCAGAAACGGCGTGACCTCGCGGGGAGACTTGCGGCGCGCTGGCATCGTCACGTCCCGTTCAGCGGCGCGAAGAAACAGAAGATCACCGGCGCCGGCTCGAACATCGGGTTCCAGAACGCCCAATATTGCCCGTCCGGCGAGGGCAGCACGCGCGCGATCGGCACGACGGTCTCGATGCCGTCGATGTGGTAGCCGTCGGCCTGGATGTGCACCGCGCCCGCGCGCAAATGGTGCACGTCTTCAGGCCCGCAGCACATCGCCTTGACCCACGGCGGCACGGGTTCGCCGTTCGACCAGAAATCATGCGCGAGCGCGGGCGAGGCGATCAGGCAAAAGGCGAGGAAGAGGATTCTCATGCGGCGTCCTGGGAATAATCGCTGTCGCGCTCCAGCCGCCTGCGGCAGGGCGCGAGCCAGCAGAACGACGTCGAACGCGTGGCCGGCGCGCCGTGCAGGTTTTTGCGCCAGACCAACCAGCAATAGGCGGTGGCCGTCGAGCCGTGACGATCCAGCCGGCCCTTGAACATCGGCACGCGCTCGACAAATTGCAGGATCTCGCTCGGCGGCGCGACGCTGAACAGCTTGGCGTGACGATCTGCGCTTTCGAGAAACGCCGTGCGGACCAGCATGGCGACGCCGCGGCTCGCTCGTTTCAGCGCCGTCTCGATGAATTGCTGGCCGAGCCGGAAAGGCGGGTTGGTGACGATCCAATCATACGAGCCGTAGTTCGACGGCCACAAGAAATCGCCGAGCTTTCCAAAGCCGTAATCGTGCACGTCGGACGCATCCACGGTTTTGAAATACTCGGCGAGCGGGCGCGCCATATGCCCCTCCGCGCAGGCCGGCTCCAAAGCCGACATGAAGATCAGCGGTTCGTCACGCGCTACCAGCCATTCGCAAAACGCCCGCGTCGCCCAAGGCGGCGTCGGGAAATGATCGAGCGAGTCGTGCGCCTCGACCCGCTGCGCCATGACGGCGGAGGATGTGTTCTGG